CACTATTCAACTTCAAGGTCGGTCTGACTGCCGTTGCTGGTGCGGCTGGTATTGGCTTGCTGGTCAAGTCATCACTGCAAAGCATCGACACGCTGGGCAAGACAGCACAAAAGCTGGGCGTTACCAGTCAAGCATTACAAAAGCTGCGATATGCGTCTAATTTGGCTGGCGTGGAAACGCGCACAGTCGATATGGCGGTGCAACGCTTTACGCGGCGGCTGTCTGAGGCGGCTAACGGCACTGGCGAAGCTAAAGATGCGCTGAAAGAACTTGGCTTGAACGCCAAAGAACTAGCCAAACAACCACTTGATAAGCAAATGCTAAAGCTGGCTGATGCGTTTGATGACGTACAGTCCAGCGGCGATAAAGTGCGTCTGGCGTTTAAGCTGTTTGACAGTGAAGGCGTGGCATTTGTAAATACGCTAGAAGGCGGCAGTGCAGCCCTGCAACAGATGTTCCAAGAGGCTGAGGGTCTTGGCTTTATCTTGTCCAAAAGCGCAGTCAAAGGCGTTGAACAGGCAAATGATGCGTTTACAAAACTTAAAACGATGCTTGGCGGCGTGATCAATCAATTGGTTGCAGGACTTGCGCCAGCATTTCAAGCGATTGCAGAAACAATAAGAGTTAAACTTGTAAATGCTATTAAAGAAGCTGGTGGAGTTGAAGAATTTGGTCGCAGCCTTGCTTTGACTGTTGTTGGTTTGTTTAAAAAGGCAGCGCAAGCTATACAAAGTTTTACAGACGAAACAATCAGACAGCTTAACAGAGTTATTGCCTTCAGCGTTGAAATTGGCAAAAAACTTGATATTGATTGGGCTAAAAAACTTGAGCCAATGAACGTCAAAGATTTAGGTCTTGTTGGTGCTTTTGAAGAATTAGAAGCAAAAATAAGGGCGACCCAAGCTGCAAATGATATTTTGGGGCAAAGCACAGAAACAAACAGCGAAAAAACTAAAACCTATCGCAAGCAACTAATGGACTTGGCCGATAGCGCAAAAGACCTTCAAAAGAATATGGAAGCCGCAGCGGTGCGTGGGATCAAGTCGTTGGAAGATGCGCTTGTTGATGTAACTATGGGAACAGCCAGCGCGAAAGATGCGTTCAAATCAATGGCGCGATCAATCATTAGCGATCTGATCCGCATTCAAATCCAGCAAAGCATCACTGCGCCTTTGGCGTCTGCAATGGGTGGCGGCGGTGGCACTGGTATTGCTGCAAGTGTTGGCAAGTTTTTCGGCGGGTTCTTTGCAAATGGTGGCAGACCACCACGCAACAAGGTTTCTGTTGTGGGCGAAAGAGGCGCAGAATTGTTCGTGCCGGATGGTGTTTCTGGCACTGTTGTTCCAAGCGGTTCTGGCGGCGGTGTTACTGTTCACCAGACCATCAACCTATCGGCTGGCGTGTCGCAAACAGTACGCGCTGAAGTGATTGGAATGTTGCCGCAGATACAAGAAGCATCAAAGGCGGCGGTGCTTGAGGCAAGGCGGCGTGGCGGTTCATTCGCCAGCGCATTTGGGGCGTAATTATGGCTGAAAGTTATCCACTTACATTTCCGACACAGACTGGCATTGCTGCGGTTGAAATCACCGCGACTGATATTGTTTCAATTAGTGAAAGCCCATTCACACTAGCACAGCAAGTCGTTCGGCACGCTGGCGCACGTTGGTCGGCCACGATCCGCATCCCGCCTGTGAAGCGATCTGACAGCGAATATTGGAACAGTTTTTTGTTGCGACTGCGCGGTCAGTTTGGCACGTTCTTGCTGGGCGACCCTAATGCGGCAACGCCACGCGGATCAGCGGCAGCGGCAGCGGGGACACCTGTTGTTAATGGTGCAAGCCAAACAGGTAACGAATTGGCAATAGATGGGCTTCCAACATCGGCGGTCGGCTATCTAAGGGCTGGCGATTATATCCAACTTGGCAGTGCAGCATCGGCGCGGCTTTACAAAGTGCTGGAAGATGTTGACACAAACGCCAGCGGTGAAGCCACGTTGAACTTGTGGCCGGATTTGCGGTCATCACCGGCAGATGGTGCGACTGTTGTGGTCAGCGGCGCAAAAGGTGTTTTTCGGTTGGCAAGCAATGATGCCACTTGGACAATCAACAACGCTGGATTTTATTCAATCAGTTTTGCGGCGGTTGAAGCACTATGACGCGTAGCGGTGTACCATCCGAATTTGCGACCGATAGTTTTACCGGCTTTCTGGCGGCTGAACTGCTATTTGATAGCGGTGCATTACGCTTGTGGAACGGTTACGGCGATTTGACGATTGGCAGCGATACCTATACTGGCGGCGGTTCTTTAATCGCGGTTTCTGCTATTGAAGAAGCTGCTGAGATTGGCGCAAAAGGCGCGTCAATGTCACTAACCGGCATATCAAGCAGCATTTTGGCAACCGCGCTGACCGAAAACTATCAATATCGTATCGCTAACATCTATGTCGGCGCAATTACCAGCGGCACAGTTAGCAGTTACAAAGTGTTTTCTGGCCGGATGGATGTGATGACAATCGCTGAAGAAGGCGAAACTTGCACAATTACGCTAACTGCCGAAAGCCGTTTGATTGATCTGGAACGGCCACGGCTGCGCCGTTGGACAAGTGAAGATCAAAAAGCCCTTGATGCAAATGATAAAGGGTTTGAGTTTGTCAACTCATTGCAAGAGGCATCAATAAAATGGGGCGGCTAGTAGATTGGCCGACCCGATTAAACGATCATATCGAAGAATGGCGGCACAAAAAATTTGAATGGGGCAAGGCAGATTGCGCTTTGTTTTGCTTATATGCTGAGAAAGCCATTTGTGGGGCATCACGCTTTGATGATTTTATTGGCAAATATCGCTCCGCAGCGGGTTCTGCAAAGGCTTTGCTAAAGATAGGCGCGGGTGATCTTGCGGCCAGTGTCGGGGCTAGGTTGCGCGAAATAAAGGTGCTTGAGGCGCAGCGGGGCGATGTTGCACTGATAGACACGCCCGATGGTGATGCGCTATCATTGGTGGTCGGCGATAAGGTTGCCGCTATGGGCAAAGATGGTTTGGTTTTTCTGCCGTTAAGCGCGGCAAAGAAAGCGTGGAAGGTGTAGTATGCCACAGGCGGTTATTCCAGCAATTGTTGCAACAGCGGCTTCAGCCGGTACAGCTTACATTGCTGGCACAGCAATAACTGCAACATTCCTCGCTGGCACGTTCGCGGTAAATCTTGCGCTAACTGCCGCATCACAAGCCCTTGCGCCAAAGCCGAAGCAGCCAAATATCGGTGGCGGCGGTAATGGCGGCATTGACCAATCAAAAACAATCACAGCCAGATCGTCGAATGCCACGCGCAAATTAATCTATGGTGAAACCCGCGTTGGCGGTACTTTTGCCTTTATTGAAGCCACTGACAATGACCAATATCTGCATTTGGTCATTATTCTTGCCGCGCACGAAGTTGAGCAGTTTACCGGCGTATATTTCAACGATGAATTATTGACCATCACCAGCAATGCAGTTACTAGCCCCGCCAAATATGACGGCTTTGCAGACATTTACACAGTGGTCAAAGGCACAGCCGGAAACATCCCAGCCCCGCTTTTGGCGACTGCAAGCTGGACAAGCAGCCACACATTAACAGATCAAGCATATATTTATGCGCGGCTAAAATTTGACGCAAACGCATTTGAGCAAGGCTTGCCAAACATTAGCGCAAAGATACAAGGTCGCAAGATATATGACCCGCGCACGACAACCACAGTTTATAGCAAAAATCCAGCTTTGGTCATCCGCGATTATTTAACCGATACAGTCTACGGGCTTGGCGCAACAGCGTCAGAAATCGATGACACCAGCTTTATTGCAGCGGCTAACATCTGCGAAGAAAGCGTTGCTTTGTCTGGTGGCGGTTCGCAAGATCGTTACACGTTCGATGGCGTTGTTGACACGCAGAACACACCACGCAGTAACCTTGAACAAATGCTGACAGCGTTAAACGGTTCGCTTTATTATTCAAATGGCAAATGGTCGTTGCGTGCGGGCGCGTATGTAACGCCGACAGTCACACTTGATGAAAGCGATCTTGCGTCTGGCTTGACCGTTAGCACCGCTATTTCGGCGCGTGACAGCTTCAACGCTATCAAGGGGCAGTTTATTAGCCCAGAAAGCGATTATCAAGCTACAGACTATCCTGCGATCACCAGCGCAACATTTGAAACCGAAGATAATAGCGAACGCAGATATCTAAACCTTGATTTGCCCTTTACTGACAATGCGGCACGCGCACAGCGTATTGCAAAGCAAATCCTATATAAAAACCGGCAGGAAATTGCTTTACGCGCAAAATTCAAGATGAGTGCGTTTCAGTTTCAAGTTGGCGACACTGTGATGATTACAAACACGCGGCTGGGATTTACTAACAAGGTCTTTGAAATTGTTAGCTGGAAACTAAACTTTGGCACAACCGAAGTCACTGTTGACTGCGAAATGGTCGAGACAAACAGCGCGGTTTATGATTGGTCGGCTGAAGAAGCGGCTTTTACACAAGATAACACAACCTTGCCCGACCCGTTTACTGTGCCAGCCCCAACAGTAACGCCATCTGACGTTTTAGAATTGTTTAATCAGCAAGCAATTTCAGTGCTCATTGTTGACGTTGCAAGCACGTCAATTTATGCGCGGCAATTTGAAGTCGAAGCAAAGCTGTCAACAGATACAATTTATAAATCTTTGGGCGTTGCGTCCGGTGGTCGGTTTACGCTGGTCAATGTTGCGGCTGGTGGGGTTTACGATATCCGCGCAAGGTCAATAAATGCGCTTGGCATCAAGTCAGATTTCACAACAACAACGCACACGATTGTCGGGCAAGCAGCGGCGGCGCAAGATGTTACAAATTTTAGCGTTAATATCATTGGCGCAAGTGCTGATTTAAGCTGGACAGCATCAACCGATCAAGATTTATCGCATTACGTTATTCGGCATTCGCCACTGACAACTGGCGCAACATTTAACAACGCACAAACACTTGTTAAAAAAGTGCCACGCCCAACAAACACTGTGGTCACGCCAGCTAAAACCGGCACATATTTTGTAACAGCGGTCAACAAGTTTGGTTTGCAAAGTGCAAATGCGGCAAGCAGCGTTGCACTGGTCGATCAAATTGATGGGTTGAATTTATCAGGCACAGTTTCAGAGCATACCGGATTTGCCGGAACTAAGACAGATTGTGTTGTTGTTGAGGATACCTTGCGTCTGGATACCACAAATCTTTTCGATAGCGTTGCTGGTAATTTTGACGATGCGACCGGCTTGTTTGGTGGTGGTTCTGGTTTTGTGGCATCATCCGGCACATATGATTTTGCAAATTATATTGATCTTGGTGCTGTTTTTACGGGGCAAGCCAGCGCGACCTTGAAATTTACGCAGTTTTCGCAGCACGCCGGAACACCCGCAGCCGGTGCAACTGACGTTGATTTATTTGTCAGCACAACGCAAGACGATCCGGCTGGTTCACCAACTTGGACAGCTTATCGGCAGTTTGTGGTCGGCACATATACCGCAAGAGCCTTGCGATTTAGGGCGATTTTGACAAGCAGTGACAGTAAAGAAACGCCAGCCATTTCGGAGCTAACTGCGGAAATTAAATTGCCGACCAGAACACAATCTCAAAACGACATTCAAAGCGGTGCTGGTGCAAAGGCGGTCACTTTTGCCACTGCATTCAAATCGCTTGGCGCGGTGTCAATATCGGTTGGGGATATGCAGTCTGGCGATTATTATGCTATAACTAGCAAATCGGCAACTGGCTTTACTATCACGTTTTACAATAGCAGCAACGCAGCGGTTGATCGATTATTCGACTATGTTGCAACGGGGTTCTAAATGGCACAGCACGATTTTAACATTGCAAACCAGACGTTTCCAAATACGCGCATTGACATTAATAATGCGTGGGCGGCGATTGTCAGCCAATCCAGCGGTGCAACAGCACCGGCAACGACATACGCCTATCAATTTTGGTATGATACGACCACAGACCTTTTGAAAATTAGAAACGCTGATAACGATGCTTGGATTTCTGTTTTTGCGTTCAACCAAACAACCGATAGCGTCACACTAGAGCCAAATGCGTCTGGTGATATTGTTCTTGGAAATGTAACGATTGACGCAGATCAAACCATCGGTGCGGGGCAAGATAATTTTGTTCTTACATATGATAATGCAACCGGCAAGGTCAGTTTAGAAGCTGCGGCTGGTGGGGATTTCTTACCTTTGAGTGGCGGCACATTAACAGGCACACTAACGCTTGGTAACAATACTATCAATGATGTTGAAGATATTTATCTCAGAGATAAGCTATATCACGATGGAGATACGGATACTTATTTAGGGTTTGGTAGTAATTCAATTACTTTCGTCACAGGTAATTCTACTAGTTTAATTCTTTATCCAAATTATCTTCAAGCCTATGAAAACGTAGTTGGTTCTGTCCATACAGATACAAACCAAGGCACAGGAACACACTATCCAGACTTTCAAAACTACAACAGTTTTGTGTGGACGCTTACTGGGAATATAACACTTGGCAATCCATCAACAGAGCTAGCTGGTATGTCAGGTGTGTTTATCTTTATACACTCTGGTGCTGGCAGAACAGTATCTCCACAAAACCAGTATGAAACCATTGATGGTGGTGCGCTTACTTTGTCTGGAACGGCTGGTGCAGTAGATATTGTGCCTTATTTTGTAAGGTCTACAAGCAACATTATGCTTGGCAAGCCACTGTTAAACTTTGTAAACGCAGCTTAAAGGAGGGCTAAATGTCTTTAACAAATAGCCCCTACTGGTTTGGTGGTGGGGTGGATGGTTTCTACCCTACCCAAATCAACGACAGCTTGCGCTTTGATGATGGAAGCAGCGCATATCTAAATCGCACACCGGCATCTGCTGGCAACCGCAAGACTTGGACGTTTAGTGCGTGGATTAAACTAAGTTCTTTTAGTCAAGGCGAGAGAGGAACAATTTTTCAATCAAATTATGGCGGTCCAACTATATATCAAGATTCTGGACTAAGATTTGCACACGCTTGGGACCCTGCTGGTACTGATTATATCAGGGAAACAGTAGGTCTTTTTCGTGACCCATCTGCTTGGTATCACGTTGTTTGGTGGTGTGATACAACTCAAGCTGGCACTCGCTGGAAAATATATGTTAACGGTACTGAACAAACATTACAAACACCATCAGGAAATAACGGTGAACCTGCACAAAATACAGATTTGAATATTAACTCAACAAACACCCATACCATTGGTAATTTTATTGGAAATTATTTTGACGGTTATATGGCAGAGGTCAACTTCATTGACGGTCAAGCCCTAGACGCAAGCAGCTTTGGTGAGGCAAAGGATGGAACGTGGATTCCAAAGTCATACAGCGGGTCTTATGGAACCAACGGTTTTCATCTTGAGTTCAACGGCAACTCCAACGACACCAGCGGCAACAGCAACAACTGGACTGCCAATAATATTTCAGCACACGATTATGTGCCGGATAGCCCTACGAATAACTTTGCTACGTTTAATCCGCTAGATGGCAACGCAACTTCATATTCTGAAGGCAATTTGAGATTTGTTGGTGATACTGGTGGTAGCTATTGGAGAGGGGGGATAAGCACATTTGGCGTTGATTCTGGTAAGTGGTATTGGGAAATGTACGCAATTGATGGTGAATGGGCAAACGTAGGTATTATGCCTTCAGCCGACCAAAGAGGGCAAATAACACCAACCACAAATATTGATTACTTGCTAAATGCGCGAAGATATATCAAAGACGGAACTAAATCCATAGGCACTGGTTCTAACAGAACAACGAGTTCCTATGGAGCCTCTTGGACAACCGGAGATATTATTAGCGTTGCTTTAGATATGGATGCTGGAACAATTGTTTTTTATAAAAACGGTTCTTCGCAAGGCACTGCATTTACTGGCATTAGCGGAGTTCAACATCCACACGCCACAGGTATACTTAGCGGAAGTACTATAGCCAACTTCGGTCAAGACAGCACCTTCGCTGGCAACACCACCGCTGGCGGTAACGCTGATGGTAACGGCGTAGGTGATTTCAAGTATTCTGTGCCGTCTGGCTTCCTTGCTCTTTGTTCTGCCAATCTTCCAGAACCAACGATTATTGATGCGTCTGAGAATTTCAATACTTTGACTTGGACTGGTAATGGCTCAAACCCAAGAACACTAAGTGGCTTGGATTTTGCGGCTGATTTTATTTGGCACAAATCTCGCAGTAACGCTTCAATGTCAAGCCACGCTATTCAAGATGTGGTTCGTGGATTTGACACTAACAATAATCTTTATACAAACTTGACTGGCTCACAATCAGCTTACCCAAATAGAGGGGTTATAAATTCGGTCAGTTCAACAGGATATACAGTTAATGAAAACGCATCAGACTATTCCACTGCTGATGGGTTAAATGAAAACAATCAAACTTTTGTATCGTGGAACTGGAAAGCTGGCGGCACAGCGGTAAGCAATGACGATGGCAGCATTACGACACAGGTTTCTGCGAATACTGACGCAGGGTTTAGCATCTTTGCAACAACCAGCAACCCAACAGATACGCTGCAAACCTATGGTCACGGTCTAAACCAAGCCCCCGAACTCGTTTTTATAAAGACCCTTGATTCGTCACAAGGGTGGCTGACTTATCATAAAGACAACGGTTTTGACAAGTATATGTTCTTGAACGACGTCATCGGTGACACAAGTCTAACAGACGCATTTGCAAATGTCACAGACACGGTTGTGCAGACCAGATATTTTGCATCGCAAAGCGATATTGTGGGTTACTGCTGGCACTCTGTTGATGGCTACAGCAAGGTGGGCAGCTACATTGGTGGAGGCTCAAATTTTCCGTTTATCTACACAGGGTTTAGGCCTTCATTTATCCTTATAAAATCGTCAACGTATTCTAGTACAAATTGGCTTTTGTTTGACAATAAACGTGGTGTTGAAAATCCTGTTGAGTTAGAACTTAACGCTAATAATGCTAATCAAGAATATGATAACGCAAGGGACATAGATTTTGTTTCTAATGGATTTAAAATACGCTCTGGGGCAAACAATAACTTAAACACTTCAGGTGGAACCTACATCTACCTCGCTTTTGGCCAGCCCTTCAAATACGCTAACGCCAGATAGGAGAATAATATGGCTTGGAAATATAACAATCTAATTATTCGGGCTGGTAAAAGCTGGACGAATAGTGACGGTGCAACACATCCAAAGAACTGGGCATCAGTCTGGGATGATGAAAGCAAGGCAGCACAGGGTTTGGTTTGGGAAGATGACCCTGCACCTTTTGACAACAGGTTTTACTGGGGTAGACAGGCTGATGGCACGTTAATCCCAAGGTCACTGGATGATGTAAACGAAGTTGATGAAGATGGTAATCCTGTCTTGGATATTGACGGTGTACAGCTAGTCACAAAGGGCTTGAAGTCTAACGCTATTGAACTGGTCAAACGGCAAGCTGGTGACAAGATTGCGGTAACTGACTGGATGGTTGTCAAGGCATCTGAGGTGTCAGGTTATTCATTGCCGACAGACGTTGCTATTGCCCGCGCTGCAATCCGCACAGCCAGTAATAACATCGAAGCAGCTATCACAGCGGCTAGTGATTTGGCTGAATTTATGGCATTATATGATGTGCCTATGGTTGACGATATGCCAACTGGTAACGCACCTATCAACAATTGGCCGGATGAAGCGTAATGAACGAAGAAAACAAGGTTATCATCGATGTTGCCGCCGGAACAGGCACATTTGCTGCGTGGGTTGGTATGGCACCGGATATTGTGGCTATTGCAACTGGCATTTGGGTTCTGATCCGTATATGGGAAACAGACACCATTAAACGCTTAACTGGTCGTGTTTAAGGCAATCGTTCTAGCTTGCGTAATAGGCGCACCAGAAAATTGCATCGAATTTCATTCAATAATTTACAGCGAAACAAGGCGGCTTTGCCGCAGCCGCGCTTTTGAAATGTCGCGGGATATTGGGGAGATTGCAAACTTGATGCCGAAGCAGTGGCGGTGTCAACTTCTTAAAGAAGGTCAGCTATCTTGGAACCTATCAGCACCGCACTGGCTGGCATAGCACTTGTAAAGCAATCAGTCGATTTCATAAAAAGCAATATATCCACTGCACAAGATATCGGGCAGATTGCCGGTCAGATAGATGCCCTTTTTACCGGCCAAAAACAGGTGCAGCAAGCCAGCAACAAGAAATCCGGTGTTGGACTAGCCGATCAGTTTGGCGTTCAGTCTGTGGCTGAAGAAACGATAAATGCACGCCTAGCGGCAGAACAGATTGCCGAAGTTGCGCGGATGGTTGATTTCCGATTTGGTCACGGCACTTGGGCTGGTATACTGGCAGAACGGCAAAAGCGTATCCAGCAAGCCAAAGAAGCGCGTGCAGCACAACTCAAAATGGAACGCGAACGCACGCAAGAGATGATTGAAAACTTCAAAATAGGGGCTATTGCTGTTGGGCTGGTTGTGGTTATTATTGGGCTGTTTATTGGCGTAATGACAGCAACGGCTGGTGTAATTGTTAAATAGTGCCGTCACAATTGGCTTAATGGGGGAATATCTTGCTGCGGCGGCTATTATCTCGATTGGAACACATAAAGTTTCACTGTGTCAGCAAACGGCTGTCGATTTGGTGGCTTTCGATGCTGATAGCTATCTGTCTGTGCAAGTTAAAACTTCGACTTTGCATCAAAGACCACATAGGCAACCGTCTTACCAATTTCAGCTTGCACACGGCAGCAAAGTCAAGCGCAAACATAATTCAAAGGATTTTGACATTTATGCTTTGGTTGCCGGTGATCCATCGCACAGACGTTGCTTGTTCTTGCCCACCGCAAAACTGTGCTTACAAAGTACGAAGCGACTGCCGCCATCGCGGTTTACGGCTGAAGCGGAAGTTGAAAGCTGGCATAAAGCGGTTAATTACGTTTTGGAGATGAGGCGATGAATTTGGATCAATTGCGTGAAGAAATCGCCAGCGATGAGGGCGTGCGGCTGGATATTTATTTGGATCATCTGGGCTTGCCCACTGTTGGTATCGGGCATTTGATCCGCGAAGCTGATGCGGAACACGGGAAACCTGTCGGCACGCAGATCACACCGGAACGCTGTCGGCAGTTATTTGCGCTTGATATTGCGGTCACTGTGGAAGATTGCCGGTCGCTGTTTGAAAATTGGGATGATTTGCCGGAAGAATGCCAGCTAATTTTGGCAAATATGGCGTTTAATCTGGGCAGAAACCGCCTTGGGCGTTTCCTCAAGCTGCGTGCAGCTATAGCTAATTATGACTATGATGAAGCGGCAACTCAGATGGCAGATAGCAAATGGGCAAGGCAAGTGCCAAATCGCGCTGGACGGTTAATTGATAGAATGAGGGCAATCGAATGTTAGCAGTATTGGGCAAGATATTAGGGTCAGATAGCGTTATCAGCCAAGGTATGAAGCTGATTGACGATATGCACACTAGCACCGAAGAAGAAATTGCAGCTAAAAGCAAAGCCAAGATTGACTTAATGGGTGCATATGCGCCGTTTAAGATCGCGCAGCGTTATCTTGCGCTGATGTTCGGGGCGACCTTTTTGGGCAGTTATGTGATCGTTTTGTCGATGACAATAAGCGGTCAAGGCGATCCAGATGCGGTAACTAAGGTAATGGAACAATTTAGCATCAATTACGCGATGCTGATTATTCTGGGCTTTTACTTTGGTGGTGGCGTTGTCGATAGCCTCAAGGCAAAAAAGTAAAGCGACCGAAGCCGCTAAACTTGATATCTTCGGCCACGTTTTTTGAACTGACCTTTGACGACTGGTCTGATGACGCTGGTGCGAAGACTGCGATTGCTATATTTGCGGCCAAGGGCATCGCTTTCTTTTTCAACGGTTAATATTTTTAGCGCGTCAAGAATTTCCTGTTTTGTTGGCACCATCAATCAAGCCTCCAAACCCGCCACCCGTCATTCATTTTGCGGGTGGTATATTTTAGGCCACGATACCGCAGCGCGTCACGCAGCGACATTGCCTTTTCATAAGTGTCGCAAAGCACACTATCACCAATTTCCATATCATTGATGATTTCAATCTTGCTGCGACCCGCTGGTGGAACCGGCACGTTCTTTTCGATTTGCATTTAATATATCCAATCTTTCCC